GAAAAGTACTCAGCGTAAAAAATCAAAGAGATGGAACTCTTTGATGCTGGGTCTTAAAATGAAGGGTACAAAAGGTTTATTTACTCCTCCTTCGTACTCTCACCTTTACCTATTGAAAACGGTTGCGGAATCGAATGATTTAGGTAATTGGTTTGGTTGGGACATTTCCCGTGTCGGACCTGTTGAAGATGCTAACATTTATCACCAAGCGAAAGCGTTTGCGGAAAGCGTGGACAAAGGTGAAGTAAAAGTCAAGCATGAAGAAGACGAGGTTGACACTGAGGAAAAAACTCCTTACTAAAGCTTAAGTTATATATTCTTTTAGAATGTGTAATCTTCGAAAATAAGAAGGGGCGATCTGTGGTAACCTCGCCCCTTCTTTAATGAATGAGAAAGATTTATGGACGACAAAGAAAAATTTATACAAATATTTAGTGGCTTGGAAAGAGCCTATGGTCAGACACAAAGTCGTGCAAAAAATGAGGCTGGCAAAATTGAAGCCAAGTCCTGGATTCAAAAAGAACAATTAACAAAAGAAAAATGGTATGACCATTTAGAAGGTCGTGAACCGAGCCTAGGGATCATTCCTATTCGGGAAGGTAATACCTGTAATTGGGGAGCTATTGATATTGACTCCTATGATGGTCTAGACCACAAGAAATTAATTAAAAAAATTGTCGAAAAGAAATTACCACTGGTTGTATGTAGATCAAAAAGTGGTGGCGCACATATATATTTATTTGTACGCGAACCAGCAACTGCCAAAGATATGCAACTAAAATTAACAGAGATAGCTGCATGGTTAGGCTACGCTGATTCAGAGATATTCCCAAAACAAATTGAGCTGAACCCCAAAGCCACAGGTAATTTTTTAAACTTACCCTATAACCATGAAGAACATCCAACAAGATATGCGTTCGATGATGAAGGTAATGCATTAGATACGTTAAGAAAGTTTATAGAATACTATGAAACAAAAGTCATATTGCAAGTTAGCAATGTTGATATTCCTAAAACAGTTGATACCAAAGAAGATTTCAAAGGCGCTCCTCCGTGCATCGTAACTTTGGCTGAACAAGGATTCAGCGAAGGATCCCGTAACCAATGCCTCTTTCAAGTGGGGATCTATTTGCGGGAACGATTTCCCGATAAAGTGGAAGCAAAATTGGATGAGTACAATACCAAGTATTTTAAACCTCCTCTCCCCTCACGTGAAGTTCTGACTATTTGTAAACAAGTCGGGGACGATAAGTATTTTTATCGATGCGAGGAACCTACTTTTAAAGCGGTGTGTGAGAAAATTAAATGCAAGACGCACAAGTATGGAATTGGAAACTCGGCAACGGATGACATTTCCAGCCTGAAGAAATGGGTATCGGATAATCCTATGTATGAACTGACTCATAACGGACAAGTCGTTATTCTCAATGTGGATCAACTAGCGGATCATCCCGCTTACCGTAAAGCCTGTATTGCACAAGCGGATACAAGCCCACGGCCCGTCGGCCCTTTAGTTTGGGCGCAAAGAGTGGATGAACTTTTAGCCATAATGAAAGAGAAAAAAGATTATGTCATCCTTCCAGGAGAAGTGACAGTGAAAGGACAATTCCTTTCCCATCTTCAAACATTCATTGGCAATACAAAAGGAGCTAAAGACCGTGATGAAATTCGTCTGGGTCAAACATATGAGCACGAAGGATATTTTTATTTTAAGCCTCAGTCCTTTCGTGAATTCTTAAAAACCAAACGCTTTACCAAAATAAATGAAACACACCAAATGAAAATATTCAATGAACTTAAAGGATCAACAGACAAGCTCAAGATTGAGGGACATTCCACGCACTGTTGGAAAATACCAATTGATATTCAAGAGACTGAATACGAACTGAAGGAAAGAGATTTCAAAGAAACGGATGAGGTGTATTGATGCTAAGACATTTGGATCTATTCAGTGGAATTGGTGGCTTTAGCTTGGGGCTCGAGGCCACGGGTGGTTTTGAAACGGTGGCATTCTGTGAAATTGAAGAATTTCCAAGGCAAGTGCTGCAAAAGCATTGGCCACATGTTAAACAATATAAAGATATAAAGGAGCTGACTTATGACAAACTCAAAGCAGATGGACTTGGATCTATCGACATTATCACTGGAGGATATCCTTGCCAACCATTCTCCCAAGCAGGTAGAAAAAAAGGTGAGCAAGATCCGCGACACCTTTGGCCAGAGTATCTTAGGCTTATCAAAGAGTGTCGGCCTTCTTTCGTCATTGGAGAGAACGTTAGTGGACATCTTAAACTCGGTCTTGACTCCGTGCTCGCGGACCTGGAGAGTGAAGGTTACGCCACAAGGACGTTTAGTATTTCAGCTGCTAGCATCGGCGCCAACCACAAAAGAGAAAGAGTCTGGATTGTGGCAAACGCCAACGGCAGTAGGAATCAACCAGAGAAGTCAGGAAGCCTTGGAAAGAAAAATGAAAAAGAGACTAGCAATAGGCAGGACGACAGTTCCTCCTGGTTCCCTGATGGAGCAGATTCGACTGTCACCCAACAAGGATCAGAAACCAAGATGGAATCTCTGGAGAACGCCCGACGCTCACTGCGACAGGGGACCTTCATCAGAGAAAAGAATGAAATTAAAATTGAAAAAGAAAATGCCAATATCACTCAACGACCAGGTGAAGCATCCCAATTTGATGTGGCCGACACCCAGAGAGTTCATGTACAAGGACAGCACGACGGACAGGGGCAAAGGCAACCTTGGGGAGAAAGTTGGTGGGCAGTTGAACCCGACGTGGGTAGAGTGGATCATGGGATACCCAGAAGGGTGGACAGACTTAAAGCGTTAGGGAATAGTTTAGTCCCGCACATTCCCTATTGTATCGCACTTTCAATCCTGGAGGCACTTGATGCATAGACACGTTATCATAGGGCCACCTGGCACGGGAAAGACCACTTATCTAAAAGATAGGGTGGAAGAGCTTCTTAACGCGGGCATATGCACCCCAAAGGATATAGGCTACTTTAGTTTCACCGTGAGAGCGGCGGAAGAAATACGTGATCGCATCGTCAAGGACTCTAAGCAGAAATGCACGAAGGAAACAGTTAAGATTATGTATCCCTATTTCTCCACGTTACACTCCCTGGCATATCGTCGTCTGCAGCTTCAGCAAGCGCAGATCATGGACGATTATGACTATGAGGAGTTATCACGGATCACGGGCCACGAATATGTCAATAAAATGAAAAAAGGAAATGGTGTAGATATTGCTATGCCGTCAGCAAAGAGTGAATACCAAGATCTGATTAATCTAGCATACGCTAAATATCCTGATGACAATGATCGTTTATATAAAGTTTTTAGAGACACCACCTTAAATAACTATGGAGCGAGAAAGCTCATTGAACAAATGGATTTAGATTTAAGAAAATTTAAAAAAGACAGAGACAAGTATGAATATGTTGATTATTTTTTTAACTTTCTCAAGAAACAAAATCCTCCTCCTTTGAAATATCTATTCATTGATGAAGCGCAAGATCTGAGCGCACAACAGTGGAATGTAGTGGACATGATCCAGGAGAAATCCGGAGCGCTTGAAACTTACATAGCAGGAGATGATGATCAAGCCATCTTCAGATGGGCGGGAGCGGACATTGAACATTTCATTAAAATGGCGGACAGAAATAATCTGAATACCATCATTCCCCTTACTCAGTCATATCGCATTCCCATCAGCGTTCACAGTCTTGCCACAAAACTTGGACAGTCAATATCCCAACGCATCCCAAAACAATACAAACCAAGAGATGAAATGGGGATAAGAAAAGTCCTAAATATCAGACCTTTACATCAAGGATTGAAGGAAGGTGAGTGGTTAATTTTATGCAGGACTCACGAAGTTGTAAAGCAGGTGTGTGAGACACTGGAAACATATGGATGGATTTATAAACGGTATGGATTTCCAACCATCAGTTTTAAGTACATCGAGGCCATCAGAGCGTGGACCACGCTTCAAAACGGGAAGTCTATCTCAGGAGTGGTATGTGATGTCATTTATCATCATATGGACAGTACGCGTATCAAGAGAAATTACGGAGTGTTCAAGGGACAACCCGAAGGAACATATAGCCTGGAAGATCTTATTAAAGATTATGGCCTGCGGGAAACAATTAAATTATCAAAAGAAAAGGAACTCAGCACCAGGGAGATAGCCTGGTATGACATGCTGAATTCCAAGGGATTGCAACGCCGTAAAACCTATTTACGTGCGGTAATGCGATCTGGCAACAAGCTTGACGCTATTCCCCGTATTGAAGTGTCAACCATTCACGCATCCAAGGGTGGTGAAAGACAAAAAGTTATGTTATTAACCGACTTATCCTATGCCCCTTACAGGTCGTATACAGAAAGCCAACAAGGAAGAGATGATGAAGCAAGAGTTTTTTACGTCGGCGCAACAAGAGCCAAAGAAGAACTATATATTATTCACCGAACAGAGGGGACATATGAATATGAACCCATCTTTCACTATGCAAGTCAGGTAGCATGATATCAAAGGACATTTTAAAAGAAGCACAGAATTTAATTGGTACCGATCGTCATAAGGACTATGGCGACAAGGTAACCAATCACAAGAACATCGCTGCGTTGTGGTCGATCTTCCTCCAAACAAAAATAACGGCGCATAACGTAGCGGTGTGCATGGCCTTGGTAAAAGTAGCACGGCTCATGCACCAACATAAAAAAGACAGCTACATTGATATGGCTGCCTACGCCGCCATTGCCGGGGAAATAGAAGCCCGCAGTGAAACGAAAGATCAATCTTTTGAATCCGAAGGGGAACGACGAGGAAGAAAGACGGAGGAATACATTAAATCATTAAACAAAACACCCTCAGAAGAGCTGCAGGATGAACTAGAACCAATACCTTGTCCCCATAATTAAAATAATGCCTAGTCCATTTGCATCACAAAAGAATAAAGAAGCTAGAAGACGAGTTATGCCAGGCTATCCAAAAGATTTCGTTTTTAAAAATTATGATGAATACAAGAAATATTTTGTTGGAGACAGTATCATCTGTCTTCTATGCGGCAAGCACTACAGATCACTTGGTGTCCACCTTAATATATCTCATGAAACAAGTATTAATGATTATAAAAAAAAATACGGTATATTGTGGGGTAAATCATTAATATGCAATGAAACACGTGAGATACATTCAGATAATGCAAAAGAAAGAATTGCTAAAGGGGAACTTATTCCTCCAACTATTGAAGGAAGAAGAAAACAAGGAATGTTCGCACGGAAGTATATTAAAAAAGGAAGAAGAAATCTTCCACTTCATAAAGTTTATGTTAAAGAAAACATTAAAGAATATAATCTTTTACGTGGTTATACAGGAGAGGTAACCAAAAAGAGAGAAGCAAATCGATCAAAAAGAGGAACCCCAGAATTTAAGAAAAAAATGGCAGGCAGGCCTCAAACCAAAGCTTTTATAGACAAATATAAAAATTATTGGAAAGGACGAAAACAATCAGAAGAACATATTAGGAAAAGATCTGAAGCCGTTAAAGATTATTATATTAAATTAAAGGAAAAAAATGAAAGAACAGCCAAACTGGTTTCCTAAAGTTCATGTAATGCCCAGCGAGTGGGTAATGCCCGATCACTTTCCCGATCTCTCTGAGTATACGGAAATAGCTATTGACTTGGAAACACGTGACCCAGGACTAAAAACACTAGGTCCAGGATGGGTGTCCAAACACGGAGAAGTGGTGGGGATTGCCGTTGCGGTGGATGGCTGGTGTGGATATTTTCCCATAGCCCACGACACACCGCCCAACATGGATAAAAAAATTGTGACTAAATGGTTGAAAAAACAATGTTCTTACGAATACATGAACTACGTCTTTCACAATGCTTTTTATGATGTAGGCTGGTTATCCACTTTAGGTATTGACATCCGAGGAAAAATAATCGACACTTTGATTGCCGCACCATTGGTAGATGAGAACAGGTTTCGTTTCGATCTAAATTCATTAGGAAAGGACTATTTACAGGAATCGAAATCGGAAACCCAACTCTACGAAGCGGCAAAAATGTGGGGCATCAATCCGAAATCGGAGTTGTGGAAGCTTCCCGCCTCACACGTAGGCGAGTACGCAGAACAGGACGCGGCTGTAACGCTACGCCTATGGCATCACCTTAAAAAAGAAATCATATCACAGAACTTATTAAGTATTTTTGAACTCGAGATAGACCTCTTTCCCGTTTTGTTCAAAATGAAACAAAAAGGAGTACGGGTCGATCTTGACAAAGCGGAAAGGATAAAAAATGATTTATTATCTAAAGAGAATAAGATTCTGGCTTCAATTAAGAGGCTCACAGGTCAGAGTGTGGAAATATGGGCAGCAGCATCGGTGGCGAAAGCTTTTAAAACCCAAGGTATCCCTTACGACAGCACTCCAACGGGCAAACCAAAGTTCGATAAAAACTTTTTATCAAGTCATGAAAGCCCTTTGGCAAAGATGGTGGTGGAAGCTAGGGAGATCAACAAGGCGCGAACAGCCTTCATTGGAAGTATCTCCAATCATTCGCACCAAGCACGGATTCACGCAGAAATACACCAAATGAGATCGGATCAGGGTGGTACCGTCACTGGACGGTTTTCCTACTCGAATCCGAACTTACAGCAGATCCCCGCTCGCAATGCCATACTTGGTCCATTAATTCGTTCCATTTTTGTACCAGAACAGGATTGTGAGTGGGGTATATTTGACTACTCGCAACAGGAACCACGGCTCGTGGTCCACTATGCAGCCCTGCAAGAATTCTCCGGAGCATCAAAATTCTTGGATGCTTATCAAGAAGATGACACAACGGATTTTCATCAACTCGTCGCTGACATTGCTAACATTCCACGAAAACAGGCTAAATCAATTAATTTAGGATTGTTTTATGGTATGGGAAAAGGAAAACTGATGTCACAATTAGGCCTTAATTTAGAAGACGCTGAAGAAATACTGGCCACATATCATGGAAGGGTTCCTTTTGTTAAGCAATTGATGAAGGACACAATGTATAAGGCTGGAAAAAAAGGATACTTACGCACACTTCTGGGAAGACGATGCCGTTTTGATTTATGGGAACCAACTAATGAATGGGGCTCAAAAGCTCTTCCGCTACAACAAGCGAAAGACGAATATGGCGAACATATGATTAAACGCGCCTGGACTTATAAGGCTCTCAATAGATTAATTCAAGGATCAGCTGCGGATCAAACAAAAAAAGCTATGCTGGAGCTCTCTAAAGAGGGCTATATGGCGCATATCCAAGTCCACGATGAACTAGATTTTTCCATCAGTAGTAAAAAAGACCAGGAAAGAATAAAAGAGATCATGGAAACATCTGTTGAACTATTAGTACCGAGCAGGGTTGACATAGAAATAGGGAAAAGCTGGGGGGATGCTGGAAAATGAAAAAACGAAACCCCGTCGCGAAAGAGTTGCGCACACCAAAATATCAAAAGCGCATAGTAAAGGATAAAAGAAATAAAAAGGACAGTCAATATACTAGCAAGGAACTGATAGATTTTTTAAATGGACCAGAAGGAAAAATTAACAAATGACTAGTGAAAAACATTTAAAGCTGTTGCTACCCTACTATGTTAAAGAATATCGTAATATTATTTCCCCTGAGCTCGCTAACGAGATCATAACGCAACCTGATTTAAAATTCTTTCCCGCTACTGCGGGAGGGGGAAAGACTAATGAGGCACGCCGTTGTTACGTCAAAGAGCTTGAACCAAAATTCAAGGAGAAAATTTCTACCATTTTTAAGGACCTCTTTAAATCATACATTCAGGAACTTAAATTCTTTGATGGATTAAAAATGGAGGACAGTGGATATGATCATCTTCTCTACAAGGCAGAGGAATCTCATGAATATAAAGAGCATGTTGATCATTCTCAGTTCATGAAGCCTAGAGTTCTAAGTTGTTCACTCCTTCTTAATGATGACTATCAGGGAGGAAACTTTAGTTTCTTTGGGGGAGAACATGTTATTTCCAGGTTAGCTTATAGTGCGGTAGTGTTTCCCAGTAATCCTTGCTTTCCTCATTCGATCACTCCCATTTATCAAGGGGATCGTCATTCCATTATCAGTTGGGTTCACTAAAGTAGATAGTCTCTCCACGTCCCTTTTCGTCATGTCTGACAGGATCTTGATTGTTTCTTCCATAGATTGACACTATTTACACCTTAACAAGAATACAATAAAAAAGAGCATTCACACGGTAAAGTGTGTTGTACTTTGTCCCGGATAAAGTGTAAATTTGTAAAATATGAATATTATTTCAGGTATCTGTGTGACGTTGCTGTTGCTTTGCCAGACGATTATTAGTAATTTTGATTTTAAATATGACAATCAGGATCAATTCGTTAGGGGCATTGTGGAGTGTACACAAGCATTTAATGCGGTCATTCCTCCCGAGCATCGTGTGGTCATTGTCATTAGTGTGGCCCAGGCTGGGCTGGAATCCGACTGGGGTAACTCACGCTTTGCTCAATTGGGTAATAACTTCTACGGTATTATTGAGTCTAATCCAGAGAAACCTCACATAAAGGCCCTTGATGATCCCACCGTCCTGATAAAGGTCTATAACGACAAGTGTGAAAGCGTGGCCAATTACATCACCCTTCTCAACACCCATGACAATTTCAAGGAATACCGCCAGTTGCGACTAAAACAGTTTATGACCGGGAAAATGGACATTGATGACGTGGTGGATGCCTTGCGCCAATATGCCATTGATCCATTCTACGCCTACAAGGTCAAGGACACCGTTGCATACTTGCATAGGACATATCCCACTATTTTCCACTTGACAACGCCAGCTTAGTACTGTAGATTCCCATTTAAATAGCTACTATGCATAGTAGTAGAGTATGGCTGAACAACAATCACAAAGTTGTAAGGCACATTTTCTGGAAAGTATGGCCAAATGGCTGATATTCCAGGGGGTGGTACTGAAGTACCGTTATCTTCAGGAATGTTGATTTGTCGGGAAAAGGTTGGGGGTAGTCAAAGAATCCCCCTACTCACTTAACAAAAAAGGAGAAAGTATGGGTGTGCATTTAGGAAGAAGAAAAAAACAACCAGAAGAAATTTTAAAACCTTTTAAGCATGATACTAGAATAGCTAAAACGCACGCTTCAGATGGCAGACCTATTGAAATGGTACCAGGAGCTAATAAACCTAGAGATGTATTGGTAGATATACCTAACCTAGCAAAAAAAAGAGGAATGGGTCCTATGCAATATAACATGCCAGAAGGAACAGGAAAAAGACACTTGGCTAAAGCATTAAAGAAACCGTTAAAAAGGAGAAAGTTATGACACTTTTAAAGAAAGATTTTGAGAGCACCTTCAAGGAGGGTTTTAGGCTCGGCCAGCGTTTGGTGCGGGCTAAAATCTTATATGCGCAAGCAAAGGATGCAAGGGAGCTTGGCGATACAGTCATGGCTACATTTTATGCCGAAGCTGCAAAACAATGGAGTGATCTCGCTCATAATGCTGGAAGGAAATTTTGCCCAGAGGTGGCACTAGAGCCTGAGCAACCCGTGTTAGATTTCGGGGATCCAGAAAAAATAATTGACAGCGAGCCTGATGAGAATCAGTTCGATGTCAGAAAGGCAGGGTAAATTGAATACTCAAAAATTTAAATCGGTGGCTGTTCGAGTTCAGACATACAACATACTTAAAAAGCTAGCTCAAAAGGACAACCGCTCCGCTGGAATGCAAATTACGCACCTGGTGGAAAAAGAAGATAAACGACAACGCAGGAGAGCAGCGTGAGTGCGGGAAAGATTTCCTGGATGATTGATGAGAATGACTTTATGACGATCATCAAGGTTGACGGGCTCGCATTCCCCACTCCCCTTAACGGCGAGGACGCCGCCAAGGCGCGCATCAAGCACATGCTAAAATACAAGATAGGAACGCAGATGTCATTGGAGCAGTTTTGCAACAACGAGGACTACAATTCCATCATGTGGAGCATTGTGCCATCGTCAAAGTGGACTCGATCGAACGCCGATCGAAGGCTCGTCATCAATGTTTGATGAGGATAAAGTACAACCGTGCGAGGATTGTGGAAAGGAATACATCAGGGAGAACCTTATAAGGGACAGATCCCTGGAATTGTTGTTTTGCATCCGATGCTACAATAGGAGAAAGAATGAAAAGAACGCTGCGACAGAGACTGGAGAAAGAGAAAGTTCGGCTGGACAAGATTGCCCTTCGCGAACCGCGAACCTGGAACCAGGTAGCCGACCGATGGAGACATGACCGCATTCATTGCATACTGTTTAAACGCTACGAGAGGAAGGAAATATGACAAAGATGATTTGCCCCAACTGCAAGGGAAATGGCTTCACCAGGCACACGTTCGAGGCGGAGAAAACAACGGCTCAATGCAAGGCCTGCAGCTCCAAGGGAGAAGTCCCCGCGGACAAGTTTTTTTCCCAAACGTATGAGGATAAGAACTGGAAGAACAAGTGGTCAACGACCTACTACCACGGCCCGTGCCTCGATCATACCTTGTTTCGCAAACTCAGGATCATACATAATCCCGTAAATACTTTTCGGGACACTTCATGAGAGAGAACTGGTCAGAGGAGAAAACAAAAGACCTGGAAAACCTGATGGACACGGGACTCTCATCCAGAGAGATCGCCGATAAACTGACCATGTCCAGGAATGCGGTGATTGGAAAGATTCACAGGCTTCGCGTCAAGTGGGGAACTGCTCCCAAAACAACGAGAAAAAACAACATGGCCCGAGTCTACAAAGGGCCTGTCATCGGGAAAAGGGACTGCAACATCTGTCTCAAGGAGTTCAAGATCCATTCCCGTTTTGATCGGTTTTGTGATTCATGCCGTCGGCGTCTCCCCTATGGAATGTAGCCATTGAAATAAAATAGGATTTAGGCTATACTAACGCCGTTCATTTCTAATTTACTGCCCCTGTTCAGATGAAGAATCTTACGGGGGGCAGTATCTAGAGGAGGCGTTATGAAAAGTAACAAGGAAATTTTGGAAAGCATAGCCCAGCGGGATTTGTTGGACACGATGCTTGCTACGCGGCTCTCGGACCGCGAACGAGAAGAATCTCTTAAACTTATGGATACCGTGTATTTCAGGAAAGATTTGCCTGACAATGTTATTCCATTTCCATTACACAAGGTGAGAAGATTAAATGTCAACATCCCTACCAAACAGCCCGGTAAGAAAAATATTTAGCTGCACTAAGTGTGGCACCATATCCATTAAATTTTACAACCCTATCCACGACCGCGCCTATACAAAAAATGAGTGGGAAATAATTCTTACTGAAGGCAGAGAAGTTTTAGATAGATTATTACAGAATGTAAGGGAAAATCCCGTATTCTTTTCATAATAGGGGTTTCCTATAGCTGTTTTTACTGAGAGAAAAATATTTTTTTATTTTTTACCAGAAATAGAGGTATCTGAGGTATCCAGGTGTCATCCCTTATCAGCTACCAAAAAAAGGTTACTTTTAACAATTATTAGAGGTATCCAAAAGTATCCTTTTTAGCAAACCGAAAACAGAAAGCTTGATTTTTTGCATTTTATGCAAATGTCTGGTAAAAAACACCTATATAAATAAGCTTTTATGGAACAACAGAAACAAACTGAAACAAAAGAAGTGACTATTCCCTCTGGTTTGTCGGATTCTTTGTTTGATCCCAAGATTACAGGGAAACAAAGAAAATTTATTATATTGTTAGTCCATTCTGAGGGATTAAAAACTGCCATGCATTGTGCCATTGAGGCTGGATACGCAAAAGGATCTGCCGTGGTTCGTGCATCGGAGCTGCAGAATCCTCAGAAGTTTCCATTGGTTGCAAAAGCCATTGAAGATGAGCGAAGGGCCATTGTTGAAAGGTACAAATGCACACAGGAAAGATCACTTTCTACATTAGCAAGAATTAGGGATCAGGCCAGTACGTCAGGGAATTGGAATGCTGCGGTGACGGCAGAGACTCGGAGAGGTCAGATCGCAGGATTGTATGTTGACAAAAAAGAAATTCTTACAGGAACGATTGATTCAATGAGCCGGGATGATGTTGAGGCTAAGTTGCAACAGCTTAAAGAACAGTACAGTATTGCAGCTGATTTCGAGGTTTTAAAGGAAATGAAAAAAGTTGAAAAAAAGTCTTGACTATCTAATAAAGTGGGAGTATATACTAATCATGTGTAGCTGTAGCACATATAAAAAAAAGACAGTAAACACGGTGCCTGGTACTTTTTTTGCACCCAGCTAGATGAAGCTAGGATAAAACTGCAAGGGTGGCCTAGACCAAAGTCTGTTGCCAGGCATCATTAAAAAGGGAGAAAGTCATGACGGACAAAGAAATAATTGAAAAAATAAGAGAGATGCTTGAAACCAATACTCGGGTTAATTGGGCACACGCTGATTATACACCAGAGGAGGAATATCAAAATGTGCTAGACGAACTCGATAAAATGGTAGCAGATCAAAAAACAAGTGAATACAATAAGGGCTGGAATGACGCTTTAACCAAAGCACAGGAAATTGTTGGAGCAAATAGTAAATGAGTACCAATGGTAAAATTATTTCCCCTATGGATAAGGAGGAAGTGTTATTCTGGTGGCGTGTAAAGCGTTTAAAGAAAATGATAAAAGCCAGAGGATTAGTAGGTGATGTAGTTGGTTGTGCTATGTGGACGGATAAACTATATGAGTTGTCCAAGAATATTGACAAGAGGAGGTATGCGCATGGTAGATAAAAGAGATTCAATTCCTTTAGGGGATTGCAAAGATAAAATAACTGCTGATGTTGACAGGGAGTGGTGGACGTTGATTATTGCTTCTTTGATGTGGGGCAGCTGGAAAATACTTTTTGTCATTATTGTAATTTTAGTTTTAATTTTTTAATGAAACCAGAGTCTAAACTTTGGCATTTGATGAAAGAAAATATGCCAGATATATTTTGGACTCGTTTTGAGAATTGGGCTACACCTGGTGTTCCTGATGTTCATGGAATAAAAGACAGCATTCCTTTCTGGGTGGAACTAAAAGTAATTACAAGTAAGAAGATTAATTTACGGCCTCACCAAATAATGTGGAACTATAAGTATAGTTTGCGTGGTGGCAGAAGTTTTATCATGGCCCAGACCCTCTCTCAGAGCTTACTCTGTGTCTTTCCAGGAGCCGTTGTCCATTCCATTGCGAGCGAAGGCGCATTGGCCACGCCCAGTTGGTCATTCCCACTGGTTCCCTGGCCCAGGGAGCAGCTGGCGTCCCTCTTCCTCCATTCTGCATTGCCCATTCCCCCAGCCCAGTCCTAGTCAGTAATAAAATGGGACGGTCTTCCGGGCGCATCCTGTGTCAGGAGATGTTCTCCATTGTCCATTGGCGAAAAACAGCCACGAACTGCGGTAGTATAAGGTGAGTCCGGCGTACCAGGCAGGATGCCGCACGGGAAGTGTCCATTTCCATTACGCATTGTCGCCGTTTTCCGCCACTTATTTGTTATTTAGGTGCAGCTCCCCAGCCCAGTCCCTCCCGGGGAAGCAGGTGGTTGTTGAATTTGCATTGGCTGATTTCCGCCATCTTCAAGGGTGATGAGCGACGATCCGGACGCAGCAGCGCGCAGCTGGTCAGGGATCTCCATTGTCCATTGCCCGAGTTTCTCGCCACTCTACTGTAGTATAGTCAGGGATGGTCCCTGTGCAGGACTGGCACTTCAGTCAGGAAAAATAAAAAAAATAAAACTTGACTATGGGATAAGATGGGAGTATAAAGAAATCTAATAATCAGAAATGGAGAAAGATATGGTATTATCTGATGAAAATATGGACATGGTATGTGCCACATTAAAAGGCATTACCGAAGCTCTCAATAGAAATAATGCAACGCTGGAAAAGATTCTAGGGCATTATAATTCTGTTGTTCCTCCCATGAAAGAGGGAGCAGACAGAGCCAACCGAATAAATCGGGAAGCTGAAATTCAAAATGGGGGAGGCTATATCGAAAACTAAAAAATATTTTTTCACTATTAACTCCTTAAAGGCGAGGTCAATCCTCGCCTTTTTTATTGTCCATTGTCCATTGCTCGCCTTCGGTGGCTAGTATAGTATAGTTAAGGAGCTCTCAACGCACGCAGCAGCTGACTGGGGTGACGGAAGTTCTTTTGGTTTTACCCTTGACTAACGGATAAAGTGGGACTATATAAGTAACAGGATCAGGTGAGCACTAATAGCCTAGGCCTGAAGACCAGGAGACTGCGTCCGCTTCTAGAAACCGTTTAATATACCGTGAAAAGGACGCATTAAAACAGGAAGGAAAAGAATGAACACAAGTACAAAACGTTTACATAGCTGCGCGCAGCTGGTTCAAGGAGAATTTGAAGACAGGTTGAAAGATCTCAAGACAGTGGAGGGGCTTTGCTTTGATTACGTGGAGCCGAAGACCTGGGACGACCAACTTGAAGGCTACTGGCGTTGGCAGCTCTCCTGGGGAGGCCCTGGCGATGAGTTCAGGATCTACATTAATCCGGATAAGAGTGTCCATCGCATTGAATACTGGTACCTGGACTGGTACGACGGTGCTAAGGTGACCCTGAGCCCGCAGCAGCATGCTGAAGCGTGGAGTCATCTGGAAGATATGGTGGAGGCGACTTAATTTGCATTACTTCTACATTCTTTTAATTGTTTACATTGGCGCATTTCTCTGCTTCCCGCAGCCGGTCCTGGCGTTTACCATCCTGCTGGCTGCTGGGCTCATGAACCTGGTGGACTGGACTACGATTCCCTGGTCGCCGTAGCTGCATAGTAAACTATTTCCTATGCGTGATCCCGAAAAGTATTTACGGGATCACGCATAAAGAGAATATCTCCATTCCATTGTACATCGGGCGAATTTCCCCTGTCTATAGTATAGTTTAGGATGGGCCCACGGGAACCGGCACTTCAGTCGCTCCATTCCATTGACCACGTTTCGTTGTTTTCTGCCCTTTAGTATGGTGAGTCTTCGCCGACCAGGCATGAAGAGAACATCTCCATCAGCTACATTCGTGGATTTCCGCCCTTATTTGCGTGATGACTGTGCTTCCCCGGGCGCAGCTACCTCCATTCCATTGGAACTCGGTGAATTTCCTCGTCTAGTATAGTATACCGAAGCCCAGCAGGTGAGTGGAAGGTCGGTTGGAAAAATAAATAAATTATTTTATTGACAAATGAAGTGGGATAATATATAAGGGATATAATTAACTAGAAAGTCGAAAGGATAACAAATGACAAAAGCTGTTAATATATTAAGTGTTTTAGAAAAAGCTCATCAAGGTAAGAATATGAGCAAGAAAGCTAAAATGCAAATTGCAGACGCTTATGGCAGAGCGTTAATAATGCAAAAGATCATCGCTGACTTCTTAAAAGTAAATCGTCAATTATTAATTGATATGGGTATCAGCGAAAACGCCAACCTCTTACATGGCAAAGATTACTCTTTACATATCTCTCAAAAGATTGGTGCAAAGATTGATACTGCTTTAGTAAAAGAAAAACTTGGCGAGTTGGAATACCACAAATGCAAAGTTCCAACACAATATAAAACTATTCAAGCTATGGCAATAGATGACAAGCGAGTGGCTATAGATTCTGGTCGTTACTCAACTAGAGAATTATCTGATTTTCAATTAGCTGTTTAATATTATTTTCTGGTGAAAAAGGGCAAAGGAAACTTTGCCCTTTTTTTATGTCCATTGCATTGTCGATCAAGAAACTTGGAAGTGGGTATTAGTATAGTTAAGGCTTCCCCAGGGGGTGTGGAAGATTGTGTTCCTCCATTCCATTGAAACCAGGGAATTCCTTGCTTTATAGTAGTAGTGTTCCCGCGCAGCTGGCAGCAGCTGACCTCCATTCCATTGTCACCCAAGAAACTTGGAGTACTATAGTATAGTAAAGTTCCCCGCACGGCGTTCTGACTTTTGTCAAGTAAAAAAATAAAAAGAAAAAAGATAAATTAAAGTTTGACTATCAAATGTAATGGGATTAATAAGGTAGATAGAAAGAGAGGTCATAAATGCCAGATAATAATAATGACTTACAAAATAGACTAACAGTTTTAAATCAGACAATCGGTTTAAGACAAAACACTCAACCAACTAATCCTAATAATACTGATGTTGATAACCAACAAGAAAGTATTACTATTAATTTGAATTGGAAAGCACTCTATAAATGGTTAGAGTCAGAGGTTGAGGAATTAATACTTAACCCCAATGCAAGTGCAGAGGTTAAGGCTTGGGCAGAGAATTTAATTGCTAATGGTCAAGCTAAGATGAGGGAGTTTCAAAACAGATGAATAAACATATTAAAATGATTATGTTAATGGTTTGCTCTTTAATGATCGCTTTCCTATTAACCGACTATAACTTTATGAAATACACACTACTTAATGATGTAGTGTTGATAATTTTATCTATTTGTTGGATCAAGTCCTATGAATTTGTACACGATACTGAATAGTTTCCTCTAGGGGACTGGCAGAAGGGCGGTTTATCCGCCCTTTTTTTATGCCTGAACAGGCAACTCCGCCTGCTTCCTCCAGAGCTTTAGGTACTTACGATCGACTTCAAACACCAAATACAGTATGTTAACACCCCTACACCCCCTAAATGCAGCTGGTCGCTCGAGAGTTTCCCTTTAGTGGAGAGTTTTACACGAACAGAGATTATGTTATAACTTTTTTATGATTTCAAAAACAATTCCAACTGACTTATTAAAATATGAATTAAGGAATCTTCAACTAAAAGTGGCTAAGGAGTCCCGTTCCTCCTTCTTAACTTTTGTAAAAAAAGTATGGCCTGAATTTATTGTAGGTTCACATCATCGTGTTATTGCAAAAAAACTTGAAGCTGTTTCACGTGGAGAGATTAAACGCTTAATTGTTAATATGCCTCCTAGACATACCAAATCAGAGTTTGCTTCTAATTTGTTTCCTGGTTGGATGATGGGGCTGAACCCTAAATTAAAAATTATTCAAACTACCCATACCGCAGAGCTTTCCTATCGATTTGGTAGAAAAGTGCGTAATCTTTTTGAGCAACAGGATTTTAAGGATGTTTTCCCTGGTGTGACTTTATCACAGGATTCCAAGGCCGCGGGCCGTTGGGAGACAAACAAGGGCGGGGAGTACTTCGCTGCGGGAACGGGGGGCGCGATCACCGGTCGTGGAGCCGATTTGCTGGTCATTGATGATCCCCACTCCGAGCAGGATGCCCTTTCTGAGACAGCTTTGGACAACGCATGGGAATGGTATACCTCAGGACCGAGGCAGAGGCTTCAGCCTGGTGGTGCCATCGTTATTGTCATGACGAGATGGAGCATGAAGGATTTGACGGGAATGCTTCTCAAAGCCCAGAGCGAGCCGAAGGCGGATCAGTGGGAGATTGTGGAGTTTCCGGCCATCCTTAATGACAAGCCGATGTGGCCTGAGTACTGGAATCTGAAGGAACTGGAAGGCGTGAAAGCGTCCCTGTCCGAGCAGAAGTGGCAAGCCCAGTGGCAGCAGGCTCCGACGAGTGAGGAAGGATCAATCATCAAGCGGGAATGGTGGAAGATGTGGACAAGGGAGAAGATTCCCGATTTGGTGCATGTCATCCAGAGCCTGGATACAGCCTATTCGAAAAAGGAAACGGCGGACTTTAGTGCCATTACCACGTGGGGTGTTTTCCGTCCCGTGGAGCACGGACCGCCTCACCTGATCCTGGTGGCGATGCGAAAGGGAAGGTGGGATTTTCCCGAACTGAAAAGGATCGCGCTGGAACAGTACAAGTACTGGGAACCCGAAACAATTCTGATTGAGGCCAAGGCCAGCGGACTGCCATTGACGCACGAGCTGCGCCAGGTGGGCATACCCGTTGTGACCTATACGCCGAGCAAGGGACAGGACAAGCATGTCCGCGTCAACTCGGTCGCTCCCCTTTTCGAGGCGGGGCACATATGGTGTCCGGACGAGAGGTGGGCGGAGGAAGTGATTGAAGAATGCGCCGCTTTCCCTTATGGTGAGCATGATGATTTAGTGGATTCAACCACGCAGGCTCTCCTGCGCTTCCGTCAGGGAAATTTTGTTCAACTCGAATCCGACTACAAGGATGAGCCGATGTATATCGAACCAAGACAGTATTACTAATGGGAAACCCATACCCCTTACTAAAATATGTTGAAGCCGTTGCTCCGGTTGCAAAACATGGCCTGGATGCTTTAATAGATTTAATTAAAGGATTTAAAAAAAAGCCTTCCACTGTGGAAAAATTACCGGCGAAAACCAAGGTTGAAACAAAACCCGCTACGGAAGATATTGTAGATATCTTTGAAGAAAAAATCATTAAGACACCTGCACAAGAAAAGTATCAAAGAGCCAAAGCCAAGGTTGATCCAAAGAAAAGAGAACCCTGGCACGCTTTAAGTGTTGAAGATAAACAAAAACATTTACTGGAACAGTTTGAGTTAATAGCTTCCGGTCAAAAAACAAAAGAAGCGGTGGCCAATGAGCTCGGTTATGTTGGTCATAATTGGAAGAGCGTAGAAAATGCTGCTGGCATAAAATACAAGGACTGGATTAAAACTCAACCTCAGAGCGGTATACTTTCACAAGAGTTTAAAGTTAAAAGTACAACTCAAGATAATAAAGAAATTATAAAGGCGTTGACGCCCGAACGAATAGATCCAGATACGGGGTATGTAATGAAAATACCTTCCCTACACACAAAAAGAAAGATTCTTGAAATTTTGGAAAATACCAAAGCTTTACAACCAGAAAATTATAAATGGAGTGACCAGGAGTTTAGTAGAGCATTTGCAAATGAATATAAACAAATATTTCCCGGTACCTTTAAGGGGACGGGAGGCAGTAATAAATATCAGACTGATAGAGATTTGGCGCAACTAATGCTTGACTTTCAAGGAAGCAATATAAAACTAGAGCATCTTCCCACCACCCTGCGCTATGGTGCAAGTGGTGTACAAAAAGATATAACCAGAGGAGGCATACAATCCAATAAAGCTGCTTGGGAACAAACTGCCATAGGGGACAGGACAACGGGATTGGCCTTAAAGCACGCAAAAACCCAATTACTGGATCTTGATGGAACATGGAATTCCGCTAAATCTTCCATATACCGTGATCCTATAATAAGTGATTTTTTAGAGCCTATTAAGAAAAATGTAGCAGGAGGGTTTGATATTGATCATATTACACCTATTCGTTTTGGTGGAACAAATCAGAAACCTAATTTACGACTGATTATAAAAGGATCCCATAAGGGGGAAACACTCGCACCTGGTATGACACCAGTGAACGCCGCAGTGAAAAATAAAAGTGCTATGGAAGACGAGGTTTTTAAACTTAATGAAAAAATGATTAACTTAGTAATAAATAAAAAGTACAGAGAAGCACTGGATATAAAACAGGACATACAAACTATTGTTAATAATTTTAAAAAAACAAATCCAAACACAGATTTTGGAATTGGAATGCCTCACGTTGTAGTCAAGACAGGGGACAATACAGCCTCTAATGTACGCTTGATAGATTATTTGCAATTAGATGATACTACTAAAAAACTCATTGAAACTGATTTCATTGTATATGAGAAGAATCTGCCTAGCGCTGGAAAATCACTAGAAAAAACAGCGGAAGAAGTCGGTCAGATGTACCAACCTTTCATTGATGCCGCTGGTGGAGAGTTACCTCCAGACATAGCTAAACAATTATTTGAATACGCAGATGGGGGTTTCGCTTCGATTGAAGAAGTGATAGGATATAATAATGGCGGATGATGTAGATATTTTTGAGGAACAGATTACGGAAGAACCAGGCGTACTGGGAAAAATTAATGAATGGCTGAAAAAGGACATTCGTGTAAAACCCGAGTTCTGGGGACAAAGAGAGTTGACGGATTGGGAAAAACACCAAAACGCCAAAAAAACGCGACAAACATTGGAGGGCGGTGTTGCTACAGGTATTGCTAATGTGTTTGAAGGCCTAGCCAATCCTGTTAAAAAAATAGCAGGAGAAGACTGGGATCCAGGAACATTTGCGGAGCTTGATGCAATTATCGAAGACCCTGAATCATCTACTGTTCAGAAAGCATCCGCCTACGCACAAGCCTCTCCCCGATTGCTTTTGAATATTTCAGAAGCCCTATTTGGTCATACGGCACAGCATTTTAGAGAAAGAAGCGACAAATATAAGGAAGGCATGACAACGGACGAGATTGTACAAGCAGAGGTCGCTGAAATGAATGAAGGGATGGGAGGAGCATTGACCAGCGAGGATTTTAAAGACATTCGTCTTAAATCTAAAGTTACAGAGCTTCCCTGGAAAAAAATGCTTCACGTTTCAACGGAGTTTCTTACGGAGTTCTTGCCAGTTCTGGAGCCTTTATGGTTAGTTCAAGGATACGGTGTAAAAGGAATGCTTAATTTCTTTACAAATCCAAAACACCCAATGAGAGCTAATGTGATACATACATTGGCGTCAACAGCAAATATTAATGAAGAAGAATTAGAAAAAATGGCAGACCATATAGCAGAGATTTCTTCCAAAAGTCATGAAGGTCCTCAAACAATAGAACCAACTGGAGATGTGGACGAGATCATCAAGGGATGGGCGGATAAGGAAGATATTGTACTGTACAGTGAAGACACAACACCTGCTGTTGGCCCACCACCTGGTCTGGCTTACGGAGGGGATCCCGAGGAATTGAGTTCAGGGGTTGCGGGGGATGACCCTTATTTTGATTTAAAGGAATTGGATTTGGATCTTAGTCCATTTGAATTACCTCAGGACTTGGACTTGTTTGAGGAAACTAAAAAGATTCCAAGTATTCCAAGTAAAAGGGACGTTTTTCAAGCGGCGAAGGACGCGGGCTATGAAGAAGTGGAAGTGGCCAATCTTTTAGGAAAAGTTCCTATCTGGGCCGTGGGCGGTGTGGAAAAGGCCAAGATCCTCGCACAGAATTTAACTAAAAATGAACAAGGTATTCTCAGGACAATCACCGAGAAACTGGGCTTAACAGCTAAAAAGCCTGTGGAGGAGGTTGTCGAGGATATAGCAACCACAACCACGGCAGTGAAGAAAAAGCCCTTGAAGCCTATTTCGGATTCGCCCGAGGCGGCGGAGTCAGTGTTCTATTCCAATGTGGAAGCGAAGATGATGGATCCCAACACGCCGGAGAGTTTTGCGACAGTCGACGAATTGTTTAAGTTTTTACACACGCGTGGAATTTCCAAACCGGAACTGGAGGACAATATTTTATCGCGCTACGTTGCAATGGCGGAGAAGAACGGAACGCCTTTGATCAAGAATGAAATGCTGGAAATTATTCGCCAGTCCCCGATGCGTAAGGTGGAAACCGTCAATTACGGATGGCTTGGAGACAAGGAGGCGAAGTACGCCGGGGGAAACATGGAGACGGGATTGATTCCTGGAACATACCGTGAATCCGTTCTGTATCTTGATCCTAAGCACATTCCTCTGGATCCAGGAAAGCTTTCAACATTTGAAGGACCGACTCATGGTTTCAGTGAGAGGTACGTGATCGGTTGGTCGCGGCTCTCGGATCGCATGGCGAAGCTTCCCGTTGAAAAGGGAATTACCACGACCATTGATCCTAAGCAGATGAAACTTATTTCCAAAAATGTGAATAAGGTTCAAAGTCAGGTGAATGGACTCTACGCGTCGGCCTACAGTAAATTATTTAGAAAAGGAGAAATTGATCTACGACCTATAGATCAATTAACCAGCAGGGAAATCAAAGACACTGTTAATCAATTTACCTTTGATCTGGAAGCTTTGGACGAACCCCTTCTCAAACAAATAAAGCAGTTTGAAGACAAACTGACGGCCGACAAATTCAAGCTGGATAAAATGAAACAGGCGTCAAAGGGGGAGGAGATCCGCGTGACATTCGCCGATGAGATTCAATCCGATGTCTTGCAGAACGCCAAGCGAATGGAGGAAAAGTTCAAGGAGGCCTTGGGGGATCTCATAGACAAGAATAAAATATTCAGGGAACAGGAAATGTTGAGAGAGTCAAGAGGGTATCAAGGACGCTTCAACAACATGAACCCCGAAGTCGCTGAGTATTTTCTTAAAAACAAAACTATCTTTCGTCCGATCTTTCAGACCGCGCAGGAGATGCAGATGTTCATGGATGAGTTCGCCAAGACACAGAAGATTTTCACGGAGCTAGCGGCGGCAGGAAAGTGGCCGTCCAAGGAGCTGATGAAACGAGCGGAGGCCGCACGGGTAACGGAAACAAAAATGCTGGGTGAATTAGAAAAGTCCTTGAGTGAAGAATCAATGAAGATCTTACAACCCAATGTTCCGTTCAAGGACAGAAATGAGTGGGGGGAAACTCTCATCAAGCGCGACTTGTATCAGGCGGCGGAAAGATTGTTTGTCGAGAAGGCCGATGATGCGGCAACCTGGTACGCCATTTCACCAAGCAAACTTATTAGAGATCGTTACGGTCAGGCAGGAGACGTTTCCGTTCCGATTTCCCAAAGGACAAAGGACATGAAAGGAATAGGAATGGATGAGTTTTACGGCGGTCCCAACGCCGTGGCGCCAAAGACGTGGCAGATTGTGGATCGCGATGGAAGAGTGATAAAAGGAAAATTCGCTTCCAAAGACGAGGCAAGACAATATGCACATGAACTTGGAGGAGGAGCTGATTACATAGTAAAAGCGGCCGAGCCAAAACATTACACTTCCGTATTGGAAAAAGCATTAATACGCGCGGCCAAAGAGAATAATTCAGAAGTAAAAAAAATAAAAGTAAAAACTGGACCAGATACATATACTGAATCTTTTGCTATAAAGTTGACACCGGAAATGTTATTACCACATAAAACTCATAGAAAAGATGGAGGCATGGTGTATACTCCTGAGATAATTGATATATTTGAGGCAGCATAATGGCGATTGACAGACCTATTGGATTTACTCCCAACCCACCACCAGGATTTCCTGAAGAACAGGAACAAGCGATACAGCAAATGGTGGAAATGCAAGTAGAGGATGGAACGCGACCTGACATAGAATTGTTGGATGATGGAAGCGCTATTGTGGGAGAACAGGAAAGACCTATTGAAACCAGTTTTGATATGAATCTGGCTGAAGTTCTGGAAGAGTCCCAATTGGGAAGAATATCCAACGAGCTGCGGGAAGCTTTTGAGGACGACAAGGCGTCACGACAGGATTGGGAAGACACCTACAAAAAGGGACTGGATCTTTTAGGATTTAAATATCAGGAACGAACAATGCCTTTTGCGGGAGCAAGCAGTGTCACGCACCCTATGCTGTCTGAAGCCATTACACAATTCCAAGCGCAAGCCTATAAAGAATTATTGCCACCAGGAGGACCGGTTAATACACAAATTCTAGGACACATTACCACTCAAAAAGAGGATCAGGCTCAACGGGTGAAGGACTATATGAATTATCAAATTTCCCATGTTATGGAAGAATATGATCCTGATCTGGATTCATTATTATTTTATTTACCTTTGTCAGGATCGGCATTTAAAAAAGTCTATTATGATGAAGGACTGGAACGCGCTGTATCAAAATTTATTTCCTCAGATGATTTATATGTTCCTTACTTAGCAACGGACTTGCCGTCATGCGAACGTGTTACTCACACTATTCGTAGAAGTAAAAATGAAGTAAGAAAATTACAAGTAGCGGGACTGTACCGCGATGTGGATCTCATGGTATCCGCCACGGAAACAGGAGTTCAGGAGAAAGAAGATCAGATTTCAGGAATGAAAAAATCCTATCAAAAAGAGGATTATCAATTATTGGAAATGCATGTTGATTTAAACATTGAAGGCATAGATAGTGAAGACGGAATTAAAGTTCCTTACATTGTCACCTTAGATGAGGGATCTGCACAGGTTCTTTCTATTTACCGAAATTACAATGAAGAAGATCCCAAGAAGAAAAAGAAACAGTATTTTGTTCATTATAAGTTCTTACCTGGCTTTAGCTTTTACGGTTTTGGTCTTATCCACATGCTCGGGGGTTTATCAAGAACCGCAACGTCAGCTCTTAGACAACTTATCGATGCAGGTACGCTGTCCAATCTCCCAGCGGGTTTTAAAGCTCGAGGACTGCGCATTAAAGACGATGACAATCCACTCCAACCAGGAGAATTCAGGGATGTAGACGCCCCTTCGGGCGATCTTCGCCAAGGGTTGCTACCTTTACCTTATAAAGAACCAAGCCAAACCTTATTTGCTTTATTAGGCTTCGTTGTAGAAGCGGGAACACGATTTGCTTCTGTTGCTGATCAAAAGATCGGGGACAGTGTTGCATCCAATGCACCTGTCGGAACTACAATGGCCCTCATGGAACGAGGTGCTCGTATTATGTCAGCTATTCATAAGCGCCTACATTATGCACAAAAAATTGAATTTAAATTATTAGCAAAAATATTTGCAGAATCCCTTCCTCCAATGTATCCCTATGAAGTTGGAAAAGATGCGGTTCCAAGTTTAAAGGCAGAAGATTTTAGTGATGAAATAGATATTATTCCTGTTTCAGATCCAAATATTTTTTCCATGGCCCAGCGTGTGACATTGGCACAGACACAGTTGCAATTAGCACAAGCCGATCCTCAGGCTCATAATATGTATGAAGCCTATCATCGTATGTATCAGGCACTAGGAGTAAAGGACATTGATACTATTTTACCTGTTCCTGAACCGCCTCAACCAAAAGATCCAGCAGTAGAAAATGCAGCTTCCTTAAAAGGAGAGCCTCTTTTGGCATTTAGACAACAAAACCAATTAGCTCATATTGATGCACATCGTGCGTTCATGTCTTCTATTTTAGTTAAAAATAATCCTCAAGTAATGTCAATTTTACAAGGTCATATTGTTGAACATGTGGGCTTACAGGCTAGAGCGGAAGTGGAAGAAGAAAATGCACAAGCAATTCAAGAGCAAGCCCAACAATATGGTGGTCAATTACCTCAAGAACTGCAAATTCAGTTCCAGGAAGCAATGGAACAACAGATAGCCGAGAAGATTGCTTCAATGATTGAGGAAATGGTAACAGAAGAACAAGAAATGATGGAAGTATTAGGAGAAGATCCACTCATAGACCTTAAACAACAAGAAATTAATCTTCGTGAACAGGACATTGATCGAAAAACTCGCGCCGATGAGGCTAAAATAGGTATCGATCAGGATAAATTGGATCAAGATGCTAGATTAACACAAGACAAGATACAATCGCAGGAAGATATTGCTCAATTACGGGCTAATGTTAACTTAACTAAGCAAAAAGAGATTGAAAAGAGTAAAAAAAGTCCAAGAAGAGTGGATGTTCAGAAAAATGTCCGTTTTGATAACTAATGTTGGGAAGGTAAAAGTGGTAAATAAATCTAATGATGAGTTTATGACTAATGCGGATTTAAGGTTACAGCATTATTTTCAAAATTTACTCAATATGGTAGAAAAAACTTCCAAAAGTGCTGAAGATAGTATACTTTTAGCTGGTGCTATGATGAGTGTCGCTCGAGTTGTGTATTATGATACATTAGGACCGCAACAGGGACAGCAAGTTATGGATAACAATGTGGCTGATTTTATTGAACTGATAAAACCAACCATACACTAGGAGAAAAAATGGCTACAGCAAAATATATAAATGGATCTAAATATCCCAATGCGAAAATGACTGTCTCTAACGAGATGAATCCTTATGCAGGCCCTAATGTCAACAAGACATCCGAAGTATCCACAGCGCAGGTTGCAATACCTGGACCAAAGGTTGTAGATAATTTAGGTAAGGGACCAAAAGGGCAACGTAGTAAGATGCAAATTAAGAAGGTTGCTTTTAAGGGCGTTTTTTAGTAAATTCATTTTCAATTAAAAAGGAGGTTTCTATGAAACTTTTAAAGGATATATGGCAACACTTAAAAGAGTGGAGCGAATGGGGAATGAAAGACTGGATTAAAGCCGGTATCGTCGCCATTATAGTAATTGTAGTTCTAGGAAAAATTTCAGGAGCTGTATAATGTTAAACCTCATCAGTGGATTGTTAGGCGGTAAAAACGGAGCCTTAAAACAAATCTCTGGTGTGATTGATGAGTTACATACTTCAGAGGAAGAGAAATTAGATAAAAAGATTTTGATGCAACGCATCCAGCAAAAACTTGCTGAAAAGCAATTGGATGTAAACGCTAAAGAAGCTGGTCACCGGTCCGTATTTGTTTCGGGCTGGCGGCCCGCGATCGGCTGGATGGGAGCCTTGGCTCTCGGATTCGAGTTCCTTCTATCCCCCTGCATAGAATGGTACAGTAAGTTTGCAGGATTAAACTTAACAGCCCCGGAGATTCAAACTGGCCCCTTGCTCGCAATCGTCACTTCAATGCTCGGCGTAGCGGGAATGAGGTCCTTCGAAAAAGCCAAAGGATTAACCAAATAAGGAGAAATGATGACGTCAAAAACTAAGAAAAAGAAACAAACACCCCTTCAAAGAATTCAAAAGTTATTGGACAAGCTTGCAGCTCTTCATGAAAAGGAAGAGGAGATAGTTGAGAAGATGGAAGAAATAATTTCTGAAGAGGAGGATTAAATGCCAATAGTTGGAAATAAAAAATATCCCTACACCAAAGTAGGAATTAAAAAGGCCAAAAAACATGCTGAGACGACAGGACAGAAAATGGTTAAAAAATATAAGAGTGGTGGAAAAGTTGTCCCAAGTTCGGCGGAAACATCTGTCATCAGAGGGGCAACTGTAAGAGGATCACGAGAAGGATCCACACTCTCAGGGCCTAAGGCAAAAGGATCACGAGAAGGATCGGTCATTAAGGCAAAAGACGGTAAATGGATTCAAAAAGCCATCAAGAAACCAGGGGCGCTACGTGCGTCATTGGGAGTTAAAAAAGGAAAAACAATTCCAGCGAAAACATTAGCTTCCGCTGCGAAGAAAAAAGGCAAACTTGGACAGCGTGCACGGTTAGCGGAAACGCTCAAAGGTTTTTCATAGAGAGGCAAAAATGCCTTTCAAGTCTGAAAAGCAGAAGAAGTTTTTATTTGCCAACAAGCCTGAAATCGCTAAAAGGTGGGCAAAGAAATATAACAAGGGAGGCCCTGTGATCATAACCCCGCGCGGGTTCGGGCGCATGCTTCCGGAAAAAAGGCCAAGGACGAAACTCTACGTATGATGCTCGAAAAACGAATCATGGACCATGAAGGATTCCGTAAAAAAATTTATAAAGATTCACTTGGAAAAAAAACCATAGGCTACGGCCATCTCATCACGGAAAAGGATAATTTTGAAGAAGGAATAGAATACACAAAACCTGAACTTCTGAATCTTTTTCATAAGGATCTGGAGAAAGCACGAGAAGGTGCCAACCAACTTGTTGGTCATATAACGGAACTGCATATCGAAGCAAAAAATTGCATAATTGAAATGGTGTTTCAATTGGGCACCCAGGGCGTTCGGAATTTTAAGAAGATGCTTTTGGCGTTGGAAGAAAAAGACTATTTTGAGGCCCACGTACAGATGCTCGACTCACGTTGGGCTAAACAGACGCCAGCAAGATGTACTGAACTTTCTGAAATAATGAAACAGTGCATGTAGTACATGAGATTTGAGAATTTTTTCACTTATTACAAGAAACAATTAAATGCTAGACAAGACCAAGTAAAACAAGCTATATTGACGGGCGCTAATGATTGGGCGGAATATCGGTATTTGACTGGTAAATTACACGCCCTTGAACAAGAACAACAGGAACTCACGGACCTGCTAAAGAAAACGGAGCTAGAAGATGAATAAATTAATTGTACCCAAACATGTATGGGACGGTAAGAAATTAGAAAAACAGAAACAAGAACTGGATAAAATTCCTACGCCATGTGGGTTTAGGATTGTACTATTTCCCTTAAAGCTGGATTCTAAAACTTCTTCTGGTATTCATCTCACTGATGAGACAATTGATCAGGCACAGATAACAACAAATATTTGTAAAGTTTTAAGAATAGGTTCTGAAGCATATAAAGATAAAGATCGATTTCCAACTGGCCCTTGGTGCAAAGAAGGAGATTGGGTCTTGATTACCAAGTATTCAGGATCACGCATTCAGATTGAAGGGGGAGAGCTACGCATAATTAATGATGACGAAGTACTCGCTGTTCTGGATGATCCACGGGATATTTTGCCATCCAATATTTTATAACATGGAGGCACCATGCCCGAAACAACATCATCATCATCAGAAAAATTAGTACCTATTGATACGTCGGGTAATTCTGTTGATGTAACATTAAAAGAAGATAAAGAAAAAGGTATTGAAGAAGTAACAAAAGAAGATGCTCCTATTGTTGAAGTAGTAGAAGAAAAAGAAGAAGTAGAAGTAAAAGAACAGCCCCAAGAAACTAAAGAAGAAGAACTGGAAGAATACAGCGCGGGGGTAAAAAAACGAATTGATAAATTAACTAAAAAAATGCGTGAAGCGGAAAGACGCGAACACGCCGCTATCGAGTATGCTGAAGCAGCGAAAAAGAAGTTTGATACACTTAAAAGTTCTACTTTGGTTCAAACGGACACAATGTTAGCGGAAAGAGAAAAGGCTCTTACTAATCAACGTGAATTTGCAAAAAGAGCTCTTGAGGCCGCAATGAATGCGCAAGATGTTGAAAAACAAGTTGCAGCTCAGCAGGAAATTGCTCGTTTGACCATTGAAGATGAACGCTTGAAAGTATCAAAAGCCAAGGCTATACAACGAAAAACCCAACAACAACAGGAAGTCACTCAAGTGTCTGAAGGAGGAAGTGCGGATCAACCACCCCCTCCTCCCCGTGATTTGAAAGCTGAAAAGTGGGCATCAAATAATGATTGGTTTGGAACTCAGAATGCAATGACCTACACAGCATACGATATTCATAGGGAATTAGTTGAAGAAGGGGTTGATCCTAGGACAGATGAGTATTATAGTGAGATAGACAAACGTATACGAAAAGAATTTCCTCATAAATTTGATGGGGGGACCGTAACAAAGCCGAAACAAAAAGTTGCTTCGGCCGTTAGAACATCGCCTTCTGGGCGCCGCACTGTGAGACTCACACCTTCACAAGTAGCTATCGCAAAAAAACTTGGTGTGCCCTTGGAAGAATACGCAAAACACGTGAAGGAGGCGTAATATGACTGTAAAAACAAAACTGAAAACCTCACGCAAAGCTGAAACCCGTGAAAAGGTTGCTCGTAAAAGAGGATGGGTTCCTCCATCCAACTTAGAGGCACCGGAACCACCTGAAGGCTTTCATCATCGATGGATACGATTCGAGTTTCGAGGTACCCAGGACGAAAAAAACGTCATGGGACGCATACGAAGCGGATATGAACCAGTGAAAGCTAGTGAATATCCAGATCGATTGGATCTACCGGCGATTGCTGAAGGTAAGTATAAAGGTGTTATAGGAGTTGGAGGATTGATCTTGATGAGATGTCCGATCGAAGTAAAACAGGATAGAGATGATTATTTTAAGAATCTCACTGCCGATCAGCAAGCATCTATTGAGAATGATTTAATGAAAGACGAGCATCCAGCGATGCCAATCTCAAAAGAACGGCAAAGCAGAGTAACTTTTGGTGGAGGTGCCAAGTCCAAATAGGTTGGAAAGGCGTCACCAAACATTATTAAAAGGATGTCAATATGGCAAACATTGATGCGGCCTTCGGGCTGATACCAGTTGCATGTCAGGGACAAACGGATAATAATGGTGGACAATCACAGTACCCGATCGGAGACACTCAAAGCACAGCTATCTTCACAGGGGACCCCGTTAAATATAAAAGTGACGGAACCATTGAAGTAGCGGCGGCGACGAACCCTCTATTGGGCGTGTTTGGAGGCTGTTTTTATACGGACCCTACAACAAGCAAACCAACCTGGTCCCCATATTTTCCTGCGAGCTTAGCTCCAGGGGATGCGAAAGCATTTGTATGGGATAATCCAATGCAAACATTTATTGCTCAGCAGGATTCTGTTGTCAGTAATATAGTTGCAGCCAATCTAAATGAAAATGCGGATCTCATTTTCGGCGCAGGCAATACCACTACGGGTGTGTCTGGCGTAGAAATAGATTCAAGTTCAGCGGACACTACTGCTACTCTTCAAGTGAGACTAATAGATTTTTACAATGTTCCAAGTAATAACACTACTGCGAACAATTCAATTCTTGTCGTAAAAATCAACAACTCTCAACTTATGGGTGGTACTGGTACGCTGGGCGTGTAGACTAGGAGATTAAATAATGGCTATTAATAGAGCCCAGCTCGCCAAAGAGCTAGAACCTGGTCTTAACGCATTGTTTGGACTGGAGTACGCTCGTTATGAGAACGAGGCGGCACAAATATTTAGTCAAGAATCAAGCGACAGAG